TTTTAAATTCAACAGGCATTTGTGACAATGACAGCCAGACTGGCCGCGAAACAATATTGTGATTGTATTTTAAATTATTTTTCTTAAACCATTCAACGGTCGAATTGTAATACATGGCATTAAGCGAACTAATAGTGTAACTGATGCTGATATTTTTTGTAATAGATTTGTACTGTTCAATATTTTCCAATAAATTACTCCACTTACCAGGCCATCTCATGTATTCAAATACTGGACCAATGCCGTCAATACTGATGCAAATATTTAGATCAGTAAATTGCGTTAGCAAGTTGATTTGCTCAGAGATTAAATTGATGCTGCCATTGGTCACAAGTGATATAAAACAACTGGTGTTATTATGGTCAATCAGTTTTTGTAGTATTTCAAAAGTCTTGGGATCAAATAATGGTTCGCCTCCCAACAACGAAATTCGTTTGGCCGAACTGTAATTGATGTTTGCATGGCCTAAATCAATTTGATATTGCGGATTGGGACTTATGCTCATGCGTTTTTCAACTTGTGCCCATTTGGATGATAATTTGCTGTTACAACTGACACATGCCTGATTGCATAGATTGCTAGTGGTTATTTGATACAGTAACGTTTGATGATTAGAGTCAGCACAATCTTGTTGAATCTTATCTAAATCTCTGTCTAATTTATAATCTAAAAATTCATTCTCAAATTGACGTCGACTTTTGTTTCCTGTAGATTCCATATCCCAGCATTTTTTGCAAGCCACAGTCGGAATGTTATTAAGCAAATCTTTTTTTATTTGATCAATGTTGTATTTTTCTGGCAACAAACAACATGGGGTGTTTTGGCGCCCTAGTTCTTGGCTGTACCAAGGTAATACGCAAAAGTAGTTGTTCATAGGGTATTTAATTACCAAGTTGTATGTGTAAATTTAAATAAATAATTCAAAGGCCCAAGAGCAGATGCAAAAACGCACTCGCAGTTTATTAGAAGAATTAGACGATCTGTACATCGAGCGTGATCGCCGCCTGTTGATTGAAAATCGTGCGGCTACTCTTATTGCAAATGCTATTAGATTGCTAGAACAAATTGACACAGAATTTCCAGCTGATCAAGCTGAGAATCTACAACGCAAATTGCTGAATGCCATCCGCACCAGGGACTCGGGCAAGTTTGCTAGATCAGTGAGAAGAACAAATGCAGATACATGAAATCGCACGCCGTAACATAACCGAAGGTCCACTCAAGGGTGTGGCTACCAATATTGCCAAAGGAGCAGTTAACATAGTCAAGCCAGTGGTAAACTATGCAGTTGACCAGGCCAAAGGAGTGGCAAAGTTGCCGCTTAATACCGCAGAATATTTTGCCAACAAAATATTGGATACAGCTGGCGTTCCGGCTGCTCAACAAGGTCGGTACAGCAAGTATGGCCAGATAGCAGCTGGTCAAAATAAAGGTACTGCTAGTATAGCAAAAGTAGAAAATGAAATTGCAACTGAAATAGCCAAAGAATGGGCTCGACTGGGAACGTTGAATGGTCAAAGAGTTGAATTGCCTCTTGATCCAAAACAAATTGCACTGGCAGCTGGCAAACTCAACACACAAAAATTGCAGATCAACACCAACAATATTGTCAAGCAAGTAACAGACATGGCTCCCGAACAGCGTCGTCTTTTGGATTTATACAAAAAAAATCCAACAGCAGCACCAGCTGTAACAACACCACCCGCTACAGCACCGTCCCCAGTTAATACACCAGCACCACCAGCACCAGCGCCTGCAGGATTTAACTATGCCAATGTAATGAAAATGCCTGGGATGAATCAACCTGTGAAAAAACTAGCACCAGCTATGGCAGAATCTTTGACCTGGAGCAAGAACTTTGATCCCAGCCGACAATTATATCGACGAATGAAACAAGGACAAACACAATGAGATTGTTAGAAGGTGGTAACGTATTCAAAGACGCTGACGGTAAGCCGTTAACTGGCCGTATTAACCAAAGCGATGTGGCAGCCACAGTGCAATGGTTGGAAACACTCACAGGTTTAGAATTTCCACGCGAACGTTGGCTGGGCTCGACTGGCCGCAAACCTACATCAGGCGACATGGACATGGCAGTGGACGCCAATGAGATATCCAAAGAACAACTCACAGCAAAGCTAACACAATGGGCAGTAAGCCACGGACAAGATCCAAAGGCCTGGGTAAAGAAAGGTGGCGAAGTACACCTGCGCACACCCATCAACGGCAATCCTCAAAACGGATATGTGCAAACAGATTTCATGTTCTTTCCTAACTTGGATTGGGGACAGTTCTACTATGGTGGTTCAGAAGATTCTGCCTACAAAGGCATGAACCGCAATGTGCTGATGAGTTCAATTGCCAAACAGCAGGGGCTTAAAGTTGGTGCTAACGGCATGTTGAGCCGTGCCACCAATCAGCTGGTAGATGGCGGCATGGATCCTGACTATGTGGCCAAAACATTGTTAGGTAGAACAGCCACTAGAGAAAATCTCAAGAATGTAGAAAGCATTTATACTTCATTGGCCAAAGACAAGGCCCGTGATGCCAAACTCAAAGACTTTCGTGAATATCTAGCTAAAGAAGGCCTGCAAGAGCCAGACCTGGTTCGAGAAAACAGTGATGTGCATTTCCTGGCCAAGCTGCGTGATAGAATTGTAAATCAAGGCATGCAACCATTAATTGAAGCCGAGCCAGCAAATCCATATCAAATTTACGAAGCCGACGAAGGTAATGTAGGCGGTAGGGCCAAGGGCATTGAACACCTGGAAGATCTAATATTTCGCAAAGGCTCACGTGGTGTGGACGAAGCACTGGCTATTATTCAACATGCCGCAGAAGCACCACAAAAGACCACTACTGTAAAGTGGGATGGTAAGCCTGCTGTGATATTTGGTCGCAAGCCTGACACCGGAGAGTTTGTGCTTACAGATGGGTCAGGCTTTGAAGCCAAAGGCTACGATGGCCTTGCTACTAGCCCCAAAATGATGGCACAGATTCAAAGCACACGAAAAGGGGAACGTGGCGAATTAGTTCAATTGTATGCTGATCTTTGGCCACAACTGGAAACAGCCACACCCACAAACTTCCGTGGCTATGTTCAAGGTGATTTGTTGTACGATCCACAACATCCCTGGGAAGAACAGGCCGGTAATCTTGTGTTCAAGCCCAACACAGTAGAATATCGTATACCTGCCAAGAGCGCCCTAGGTCAACAAATTCGCAACAGCACTACAGGCATTGCCATGCACACCATGTATGCTGATCAAGGCGAGCCCAAGCAACCACTCAGTAGAGTTTCGTTTAAAGAAGTACCTGGATTGTTCTTGAGTGGGCCTATTTACGGCAAAGGCATCACACCTCAAGATCCTGCACAATCCAAAGGACAGACCACACTGATCAAGCAAATCAAACAAATACGCAACAGCAAAGGCGCTGCTATAGACACCTTGTTTAATCCTGCTGAACTGCGAGCCATGCAGATCACAGACTTGGCCAAACTGTGTGTGGACTACATCAATTTTAGAATCAAACAACCTAACGGTAACTTTGATAATTTATTAGCAGGATTTGGTGATTGGCTACAATCCAATCCAAAAATAACTCCAAGAAAATTTGCCAACATTGTAGAATATTTAAAAAGTCCTGCATCAAACACAGAAGGCCTGGCTGCTGCATTTACCCTGTTTATCCTGCTACACGATTTGAAGTTAGACATCTTGCGTAACTTGGATTTGAAAGATCCCGGACACGAAGGCTGGGTAATGGCCACACCTGCAGGCTATGCTAAAGCGGTAAATCGCTTTGATTTTACCGCTAGAAATGCCGCACGAAACAATCCTCAACAGGCGTAATTTTTGCCAAAAGACTAAATAAAAGCAGGTCCACCGAGACCATTAACTTTAAAGGATTTTTATCATGGCATATTTCGCACCCGTAAATGGCGATGCTCAACCAGTATTCGCACTAGACGTTCAAAACGGCCCAGTTGCCCCCAGTGCTAGCACCGCTGCTACCCCTGTAAACCCAGCTGGTCCTAAACTGGACTTCTTCCGCTGTGTTGCTAACACTACTGTTGTTGGCCAACAAGGCGTACAAGAGTATGTTGCTAACGTTATCAACGCTATTCAACAAACAGCTACCGTAGCAATCTATCAAGTTGACGGCACCGTCCTCAGCTTTGCTACATATCCAACAGGAGCTTTTGCTAACGCCAGCACAAACACTTCTGCTGCCTCTTTCTTGACTGCTGCCAACATTACCTACACAGGGTTTCAGTTGGATACCTGCACCAGCGTTGGTTTCAAACTATCGACCTAATTTTAGGTAAAGTGCAAAAACACAACCCCGGAACTAAAAACTCCGGGGTTTTTGTTTGGCGTTAAATACTCACAGAATGAAGATACAAGGCCGAACACTGTTTGATTGCAGCCCCACTGGTATTACTGGGCATTTCAGATCAAGTCAAATACCCTTTGAAGATCGTGTGGGTCAAGTCATACGCAATATTGAAGACTGGAATCGTGCCAGGAACCAACAACGCAACTGGGAAACCCTGCAACAAATGATCAGCTTGCGAGCACAACCTGATGT